AGGTTATTCGGTGCGCTTTACTCGGCTAGGCACAAGCTGTAAAAGTATTTTCTATTCGTCGAGCAATGCGTCCCCTACCCCGGCCGCAATCGAAAAAGCCGGGCATTATACCAAGAGATTTTGCTTTACGCTAGTTGAACTTTGTGTGTACTATTCGCTTATGCCATTGATCACCAGGTCCGAAGCAGCGCGCGCGATGGGTGTCACACCGGAGGCGGTATATGCGGCGGTAAAGGCTGGACGACTGCCAGTTGTACGTACAGCGGACGGTCGCGAGCTGGTGAACAGCGAGACAATGCGCGAGCATTGGGCGAAAAATACACAGCGCAGGATTGGGCGGGGACCGAAGCCGCCTGCTGGTGAGAAGGCGTTTCCGCCACCGAGACCGAGGATGACAAAGACGCAAGAATCGATTCCTGACTACGACGAAAGCAGGGCGAGGACTGAACACTTAAAAGCAGAGCTGCTTGAGCTGGATAGGCAGCAGAAGGAGGGATTACTGGTCAAGGCAGAAGAGGTTGAGCTGAAGTGGGTTGAGATTGTGACGCTGGCGAGGACAAAGATTATGGGTATCCCAACCAAAGCAAAGCAAAGGATTCCAGATCTTGATACTGATGCAGTGACAATGCTTGAGGATATTGTGCGTGAAACCCTTGAAGATTTGGCGGAGAGTGCTGCCAATGAGTGAAGATAACCTGCTGAGGCTGGAGAAAGCAGCCTGGGGGGCATTCAAGCCACCAGAAAAGCTGAGTTTGAGCGAGTGGGCGGATCGTTATGCGTTTTTAAGCGCCGAAAGCAGCGCAGAAGGCGGCAGATGGCACACTTTGCCGTACCAAAAAGGAATTATGGACGCAATAACGGATCCAAAGGTTGAACAGGTGACTGTGATGAAAAGCGCGCGTGTGGGGTACTCGAAAATCTTGAACCACACAGTTGCGTTTCATATTCACCAGGATCCATGCCCGATCATGCTGGTGCAACCGACGATCGAGGACGCACAGGGATATTCGAAGGAAGAGATTGCGCCGATGCTGCGTGATACGCCTTGCTTGCGTGGTTTAGTGAGCGAGTCGAAGGCAAAGGATGGTGCGAACACGATTTTGCAGAAGCAGTTTCCGGGTGGAACGCTGAGTTTGGTTGGGGCCAATTCGCCGCGTGGCTTCCGTCGTGTCAGCCGAAGGGTGGTGCTGTTTGATGAGGTCGATGGTTATCCGCTGTCAGCGGGCGCTGAGGGTGACCAGATCAAGCTGGGCATCAGACGGACGGAGTATTACTGGAATCGCACGATTGTTGCTGGTAGCACGCCGACAGTTAAGGACTTCAGTCGCGTGGAGCGCATGTTCCTGCAGACGGATCAGCGTCGCTATTTCGTACCTTGCCCGGATTGCGGACATATGCAGTACCTGAAATGGCCAAATATTAAGTGGCGTGACGGTGATCCGGAGACAGCTTCGTATTGTTGCGAGAAATGTGGCGTATGGATTCCGCATTCCAAGAAGCGCTGGATGGTGGAGCGCGGCGAGTGGCGACCGACTGCACCAGGAAATGGCCGGCATGTGGGATTTCATATCTGGGCGGCGTATAGCTATAGCCCGAATGCAACATGGCCGAATTTGGTGGAGGAATTTTTGGATGCAAAGAACGATGCAGAGCAGTTGAAGACGTTCGTCAATACGGTGCTGGGCGAGACGTGGGAGGACGAGTATGCGTCGAAGATTGGTGCGGATTCGCTGCTGGAGCGTGCCGCAGATGAGGCATATGAGCAGTATGTGCCGCCAGTGAGTGCGTTGGCACTGACGATTGGGTGTGACGTGCAGGACGACCGACTCAGCCTGAGTGTTTGGGGCTGGGGCCGAGAGGAGGAAGGGTGGTTGATTGATCGCGTGAAGATTTACGGCAGCCCGTCTAGGCCCGAGGTGTGGAAGCAGTTGGACGAAATTTTGCAGAAGCCTTACGTGAATGAGGCTGGCGAAGAGATGAAAGTGCTGTGTTGCGCCATCGACTCAGGCGGTCACCACACCCAGGACGTTTACCAATACAGCCGTGAGCGTGCGGCGATGGGCGTGATTGCGATTAAGGGTATGTCGCAGAAGGGCAAGCCACCATTAGGCAAGGCATCAAAGGTGGATGTGGATTACAAGGGACGTGCGCTAAAGAAGGGCGCACAATTGTTCCCGGTCGGTGTTGATACGGTCAAGTCGTTGCTGTTTGGACGGTTGAAGCACAACGAACCGGGGCCTGGATATTTGCATTTTTTCCCGACGATCGGAACCGACTACTTCGAGGAGCTGACAGCGGAGAAACAGATATTGCGTTTTAGGAACGGGTATCCCGAGCGGGTGTGGGTAAAGAAGAGCCAGTCCCCCAATGAAGCATTGGACGAGATGAACTATGCGTATGCGGCCTTGCATCGTCTGTACCAGAAGATGGATAGACGGACGATATGGGATCAGCTTGAGAGGAAGGATGACGAGAAACCCAAGCGTGCTGCTACGAGGGCGACACCAAAGCGGAGTTTCATTAAGCAGTGGTAAGGATGAGCGCTAAAGTGACGAAGAACAGGGAGATAGGCATCTGATGGGGATCCCTTCGTCCATTACAGCTGGCGTGGACGTGGTGTGGATCGATGCCGCGACCACGGATATTTTCGGCAATGATGTCACAAATGCTACTCATAATTTAACGTATTATTTCCGATTAAATACGGCGGGGGAGGGTGCTAGCGCGACTGGTGTTGCTTATGAGAATGGCTGGCGTGTGACGTTGGCTGCCGCAACCAGTGCCGGGATGGATGCCAGTCCGAACTGGTACTTCCAAGCGTTGCTGACTGCGATCAGCGATGGTGCAGTCACCGAGTACAGCCGGGGTCAGATCGAGGTTCAAGCGTCGCTGGCCTATTCGGGAACGCCTGGCGCGTTTGATGGCCGGACGCAGGCACAGAAGGATCTAGATGCCGTTCAGGCTGCTATCCGGTCACTGATGGCCGGTGGAGCAACGCAAGAATATCGAATTGGCAATCGCTCGTTGAAGCGATATGACTTAGCTGAATTGCTGGCTTTGGAATCGAGGTTGAAAGCAGTAGTGGCACGCGAGAATAAAGCGAAGTTGATCGCATCGGGCCTGGGCGATCCGAACAATCTTTACGTCCGCTTCAATCAAGGCTGATGGGCATCCGTACTCAGATTCTGCGTCGTTTTGGCCTTCAGCCGATTCCGAAGGCGCTGCCTGTACCGGCAAGGCGCCGGAATTATGCGGGCGCGATTATCAGCCGCTTGACCAGCGACTGGATGGCAACGCAGGCCAGCGCTGATGCGGAGATTCGCACCAGTTTGCGCAAGCTGCGTGACCGCAGCCGCGAGATGGTGCGGAACAATCCGTATGCCAAGCAGGCAAAGCGGACGACGCAGATCAATGTTGTCGGCGCTGGGATCAAGATTCAGTCACAGGTTGCGGCATTGCGCGGCAACCGTCGTGATGAGCGGACTAACAACCTGATTGAGCAGAAATGGGCATCGTGGTGCCGCGCGCAGCATTGTGACGTTTCAGGGCGCCATAGCTTCCATGTGATGGAATGGCTGGCAGTTGGCGCCCTTCCTGAATCAGGGGAGGCTCTGTTCAGGATTGTGCGTCGGTCGTTCGGCGGTAGCCGAGTGCCATTGGCGCTCCAGATGCTTGAGGCTGATTACCTGGATGAGGAGTATCAAGGCCCAACCCTCGCCAATGGGAACGAATGGCGGATGGGCGTGGAGGTCAATGAATGGGGTCGCCCTGTGCGGTACGCCTTCCTCACGCGCCATCCAGGTGACTACTGGTTCCAGAATGCCCCGCAGCGAAATGAAAAGCATGTCTTCCTGCCTGCGGAAGATGTGATCCATTTGTTTATCCCCGAGAGGCCGCAGCAACATCGTGGCGTACCGTGGTTCCATCCTGTGATGACGGATGCTCATCAGCTTCAAGGGTATGAAGAAGCAGCGGTAATTAGAGCGCGCGCTGGTGCCAGCGTGATGGGCTTTATTACTAATCAGGAAGGCGAGCTAACTGCTGATGATATTGAAAATGAGCGCAGGATTAGCGAATTTGAGCCTGGCATGTTCAAGTATCTGATGCCGGGTGAGAATGTAACTGTTCCCGATATTGATTCGCCTGATCAGCAGTATGAAATGTTTGTTCGCAGCAAGGTGCGCAGGTTCGCTAGTGGCTTTGGTTGTTCGTATGAGACGTTGAGCCGCGACTTCAGCGATACGAATTATTCGAGCAGCAGGTTGTCACTGCTTGAGGATCGGGAGCACTGGAAGGTGGTGCAGTCGTATTTGATTGAGCACTTCCACATGCGGGTGTTCCGTGAGTGGTTGGCTCTGGCGGTGTTGTCGGGTGAGCTGCCGTTTGATGATTTTGAAACCCGTCCCGAGCGTTACGACACCCCGCGCTGGATGGCACGCGGCTGGGATTGGGTGGATCCGCTGAAGGAAGTGAAGGCTTACCGCGAGATGGAGCAGGCGGGCTACATGACCAAGGCGCAAATTGTGGCGAAGCTTGGCGGTGACTTTGATGAGAACCTGGCTGAGCTGGCCAGGGAGCAGCAAGCGGCTGAGCGATTGGGCGTTGAACTTGATCGGGACATCATTGAGCAGCCGATGCTTGCTGCCGATGAGCCGATGCCGGTGGAAGAGCCACCTGCATCGACCCGTAGCCGGAGGAAGAAGTAATGGGCGCTAAGCCGACTGATGGAATGAAGGAAGAAGCGCGGCGTTATCGCGCTTGGAAAGAGGAGGGTCGCAAGGGTGGCACTGATGTCGCCGCTCGGCGCGCTGGTCAGATTTTGAGTGGTGACGAGCTGAGCGATGAAACCATTCGCACGATGAGTGCATGGTTTGCTCGCCATGAAGTGGACAAGCAGGCCGAGGGATTTAGCCCTGGTGAGGAAGGGTATCCGTCTCCCGGAAGGGTTGCATGGGCAGCCTGGGGAGGCGACCCAGGTA